AAAAAAAGTTCACTTTAGGTGTTGACGTATTACTCAGCCTAGCGTATGTTGTTTGTGTCAGGAGGGAATAAGCCCACTGACTGAAGAACAGAAAGAAAAATACAATGAACAATGACAAAGCAACACTCACCGCATTTGAAACAGTTTACCTCGCCAGCTTCCGCAAGGGTATGGATGAAGCAGATTGTGGGTGGCTGCACGAGATGGCCCCAGAAAACAAAACCACCAGTGGTGTCATGAGTTCACTGACAAAAAAGGGGCTCATAGATAGCAGGTTTGACCCCACTGATTCTGGGTTTTCAGGCTGCTACTGGGTCAAGGTGACTGACGCTGGCAAAGGCTTTGAGTTTACTGTGGAGCAAATGGAAAAGGCTCGGGGCCTGATGATGTCACCTTGGGGTAAGGCATAACTTTAACCGGGGGCCGCAAGGCCCCCTTTATTCAACAGCAAAACAATACGCAAAATGGGCAAGACAACAGAAGACCAAGTCAGAAAGTTCAGCAGTCGAGATGCTATATACACGCCTATCATAATGGATGCAATTGATAGATACAAACTAGGGCTAGACCAAGTGGATATAGCCGAGTTTGTTAGGGGCAAGATCGATGAAATCAAAGTAACGAAGAAACATGAGATTGTTTACTGGGTGCTCAGGCGAGCAAGGGCATATCTGCGTTATGAGAAGGAAAGGCAGAGGTTGATGGATGCCTGTCAAGACCTCTCAGACAACTGCTTAAACTCACTTCGCCTAGTCGAAGAAGGATCACGCTCAGACCTCAATCTGGCGTTCGAGGTGACCATAGCTGTTAAGCTCGAAAAGATAAGCGATGTTGTCAGGAGAGTTGCATCGCTTGACGGCGTGACAATTAAGACTGTGGAGCCCTGCAAAGTCATAAATAAAAAGAGCCCCCTTTCGGGGGCTCAACCAAACCTAAACGCAACAAGAAATAACGGACTTCTATGAGTAAGAAAAAACACAAGACAGTGCAAGACATTATTTTGCACTACGAGAAGTGAAAATTCTTTAAAATACTTGTTGCAATACTACTCACCATAGCGTATAAGTATATGTGTCAGGAGGGAATAAGCCCATTTGACTGAAAAATACAAAGCAATGACAACCATATACGAACTCAGCACGGAAGAAGGAAACACAACCACTGTCGCATTAGTCAGGGAGACAGAGAAAGCCATACTGCTCAAAGGTAACTGCAGTGAGAGTTGGTTCCCCAAAAGTGCGTTGAAATGGTCAGGAGATAGTTGTGTGACCGTGAAAAGCTGGTTGCCTTGGGATCTTGCAAAGTGCTTCCTATTTCATGTCCCTTACGACGAAAGCAAAAGCCTTAGATAACTTTAACCGGGAGCAGAAGCTCCCATATCCAACAACAACAAACCAAAAGAAAGATAAACACATGAAAAAACATGAGTTCAAAATCGAAATAACAGCAGACATCTCCAAGGTGTCCGAGGTCTATGAGGCAGTCAGCCTTGTGGAAGGTGTAGAGATCAAGGTGCTGGACTGCATCGAGGTTAACGAGACAGTTAAGCCCAAGGTCACTGGTGCAAAGCGTGGCCGTAAGAAGCAGAAATACAAGGTCGAGGAAGACCCCAATGCTGTGACCATCTACAAGAACGGCAAACACATTCTGGATGTAGATGCTACCATCAAGAAACTGGGCATCACCAAGGACTACCTCCAGAAAAACTCGTTCAAGCGAGATGCTCTCGAGTGTCGTCTCAAACATGCAATGGCAATCAAGGCTTCGAGATGGGCAAAGCTCTGATACTGCTGATCACCTGCTGCACTCTGTCTGCAGCGGATCACACCGTGGCTCTCACCATACTGGCGGAAGCCAGAGGTGAGGGCCTACGGGGGATGGCAGCAGTCGCCTGCGTCATCTCCCAGCGAGCCAAGGAGCGTGGCATCACGCCCAAGGAAGTCTGCCTGCAGCGCAAGCAGTTTTCCTGCTGGGACTCAGGCAAGGACCTGAGTTACCTGCTAGACACTCCTCAGGCTGAACATGCGCTCTACTTCGAGAAGCATATCCATAGGATGAAGCAAGAAGTCACGGGTGGAGCTAATCACTATCACGCACTACACGTGCGGCCATACTGGGCTGACAAGTCTAAGAAAACAAAGATCATTGGGAATCACGTATTCTACAAACTATGAAAACGATTGAACAACACTGGGACCCAGACGGGTCCATACCATCAGACGCAGATCCTCGGGAGGAGTATGAACTCTGGCGAGACTTTGCTAGGACGCATCCCAAGGACTGGAATGGCTCTGAGTTCACACTGCAGGACTTCAGAGAGTATGTCAGAGGAGTTATTGAGTTCGGACGCTATGACTGATCTTGAAAATCTAAAGAGCGTATCAGTGATCTTCAAGGAGCTGGATGATGATCGAGACGAGATTGTCTTCCAGCGAGGCACAGAGGAGGTGTCCTCCAAAGAAGTCGTGTCCCTAATTTGCGACACGTTCAACCTGACCACTAGGGAGTTTGCTGAATCCATCAAGGTCCCGGTCAGGACTGTGGAGGGCTGGCGTTCAGGCAAGCCTCCAGCAGCACTGGCCAAGATGCGGATTGGACGCTGGCTCGAGGGTGAGCTGATGAAACGGGAGGCAAAGAGCGATGCTCAAGGCTGAAGCTATGGAGTATGGGCTCGAGTTTGAGCCCATATGCGAGGGGTGCAGCAAGCGAGCCACTGAGATCGTCTACACTCACTACCCAATGGTCAGCAAGGACCCCACTTACTATGGCTGGTGCAGGCAGTGCATTGAGCACCTGATAGTGGGGATGCTCAGGGACCTTACTCAAGTCATGTCTGAGCACGAGGTATCAGCGATGATACCTCACATGCCTGATCAATGGAGGGATCAGCTAGGGTTTAATGTAGTTACATTTCCCGGGCCTCACACTTCAGGGTCTAAGTCTGGCCCCTGATCTTTCAGGGCATCAGCGTAGAGATTCTGGAATGCGAAGTAGAGATCCTGAACTGCGGCCAGTCTTCCTGCGAAGTAGTGCCTCTGCTCAGAAGTCAAGCCGGGTCCGGTTACATTACCGGACTCGGCCTTCATTATCTCATTCAGGATCGTGTCGATGCCACGCCTGACTGGATGTTCCTCCTGCATCGAGAATGCCTCGAGCAGCCATTGTTCGTAGCCTTGGAACCTGTATTCGTTATGCATTTGGATTCACACCTATCCTGCCTATCTGAGCGTTCTGCTGCTGCGTCACACTCATCTGCAGGTTCTGAGCAAATGTCTGGACAAGCTGTGCGAACTGCTCGTCCTGCTGCATCTGCTGTTGATATTTCGGGTTGTTCTGTATGATCTGTTGGATGAACTGCATCTTGATGCCTGCAGATGGATCGTTCTCGACAAACTTGGGCTGATTACCCAGAGACATCAGGGCTACCTGATTGTTCATGTCGTCGAACATCTGCTGCGATGCTTCTGCCTGCTCGATCACAAGCTCGTCTGCCAGTGTTGGGTCAATGACCTGCAACTTCTTCCTGATTAGCTTGGTCCTGTCAACGATGCCCATCGTGTCCTCTGGAAGGACGAATTGACTGATCGCCTGCAACTTCTTCTGGACAAACTCATTGTCCAGTTCCCTGACATCGAAGTTCAACGTAAAGTTGTATTTCTTGGGGTCTCGAGGCAGTGGCATGTTAGTGCCAGTCACCAGAGCAAAGCGGTCGTCCGTGTCGAAGACCTGAGTCAGGTCCCAGACCCTGCCGATCACAGAACTCATGTGCCTGAGCCAGCGATGGACGTAGGCCTGTTGCCTGAGTTGTGTCTCTACTGGAGGTATGGCTGCATTGGGCCTGCCAAAGTAACGGTCTGTCCTGAGCTGAATATGATCCATCAAGGTGAAAGCTAGGTCTGCGCCTCTGCGAGGTGCTTCCATCCAGCTAATGTCACCGGGCCTCTGCTCGGATACCTGCACACCGGGGCCAACCTTGATTCGCTGGCCATAGCGCAAGGGAACCTTGAGCGGAGGAAGCGTGTCGAAGCTGGAGCGGTCAAAGACCATATCGGCCTGTGCCTTGTATTCTGCCTGCCACGTGCGAACAATTTCTGATACACCACGAGACTCGATTGGGCTGCGCCGTGTCTTCTCACGGGTGAAAGTCTCAAACGGGTAAGTGTCCCCAGCCTCAGTCACGAGCCTGTGCTCTGCAAACATTTCCTTGCCGCTCGAGTTCTTCTCCATATACGGAGAGAAGACTGTCATGTAGATCCCGGGGTTCCCGTTCTCTGTGACCCTGCGGCTGTAGGCATGAATGACCTCGATCAAGTTGGTCTTGTCATCCAGTCGCTCAGTGCTGCCAAGAACAGGGCTCAGACCTTGGTCCCATACCTGAGAACTCTGGCCTGCAGTCTTCTTGACCTCTTCAGCCCACTGCCTGTCCCATTCACCACTTGC